TACGCTGCGCTATTGCTTCTATAGAATCCATAGTTATAACCCCCAAATGGTTAGCGTTGCGTCCCAATCTACCGCCAAGATAAACACAAGGAAAGCCATTGCTGCAATATGCCAGCGTTTAATAGGTTGCTCTTGTTGCTTAGGTTGCATGGGTTGCAATCGTTTTGGTTTGTAGTCCTTGCGAATCATTGTTGCTTATCCTCTTGCTTGTTAATTGTATATTCACCATGCCTAACGCGCTTATATAAGCCGCTGTAGTCGCCATTGCGTTGTATCAAGATTGCATCGGCTCCCGCGTCGGTTTCACGTATCCATGCAGGCTTATACTCAATAGCCCAAGTAGCAGTGCCAGCGTGCAGCGTTACTGTGCCTAGCACGAAACCATTGGGTGCTGGCTGTAACTTTTGTTTTTCCATTGTTATATACTCCCTAAGTTTTTAATCTGCCAGTTCTTACTGTTAGTATTCTTACGATACCAGTTGATTTTTACAAGCATTTGCTCGCGTGTACCTGTCGCGTTTAGCTTGTTGTTTATAAATAGTGCGTACATTTATGCTACCTCTTTCAGTGGAATCATTGACGTTTTAAAATTGCTTGCACCTTTGCCGTGTACGGTGATTGCTACATTCTGTCGCTGTCCATCGCACAAACCACACTCGATGCACTGTAAACCTTGGCTATCCGCTAGGCATTCTATTTCACCATCTGCTAGGCTATCGCCTTCCATAGCAACGCGGAAAGTCTTAGCACCCATAGATTGATATTTTGCAGCTTGTTTAGGACTATCGGCGCTGACCATACACAAGGACAAAAAACGCTTATCAAATGCTTTGTGGGCTATTTGGTGAGTGTATCCAGTGTGGCCAATACAGAGCGCCGCTACTTGTTGCATTACTTCAAATGGTGCCGCCGCTGGGTCGCCATAGGCTCCCAAGCGTACTTTTCGCCCCATGAATAAGCCAGCGTGCAACGTAGCATCAAAGGTTGGATATTTACCAGCCTTATACGTTCGGTAAACTGCAGCCGGTGCCTGACTCACGTTAACGTAGCAAGTGCGCTTTCGGTGTGGACAATTGCCGCAGATAGAATAATCCTCGCCAGTGTCTAATGCTTCCAATGGGTGTATATCGCTGCGAATAATCCAAGTCTGAACCATGTTACCAGTTTTAGCATTGGCACTGTTAAGTGTAGCGACCACCACTATCGGCTTGCCATCCAACATACTTGGGCCATCGTATAGCACCACGCCGTTGACCTTGGGTAATGCTTTTGGTTTGAGTTTTGGGCCGTTTAGTTTTGACATTATTTTTTACCTTCTAGGTTGTTACCGTTAATGAGTGCAATGTTTCCACAGTTGCCCACTGTGAACAATGGGCAACAATAGAACATTTTTCCCTTATAAATGGTCGTCCAGAATACCGCGTTCTGCTACCGCTATGTTTACGAATCTACGTAGACCAATTAAATCTTCGTCGCTAATATTATCTAGTTCGCCTAGTGTATCAAATGTGACCCTACCGCGTTGCACTGCCCAACTCTGCACCGCACGACGCGCCTTTTCGGTGGTCATTACTTCCAGTAGCGTATCCAGTTTTAATTTACTAATTAACATTTTTTCTATCCTCATTGGTTTTGGTAATGTTTCCACAGTTGCCCACTGCGAACAATGGGCAACAATAGAACATTAAGCCGCTATTGTTTCGTCTATTGGTTCTACTGGTATTCCGTATTCCTCAACCGCGTCGTTAAAGATCCAGATTAGACTCTGACTAGTAGAAAACCATTCCCTCATTTGTTCCAGCGTTTCTGGCATATCATGCTCCGTGTCCATGTCAATCCCCATGTATGCTTCTATGGCGCGTGACATTTTGTTGTACTCGCTGCCTATATATAGACGCTCTGCCCAATTCTCTAGGCGTGTAGCGGCTACTTGGTCTGCTATTTCATTGCGTATGTCTAGTAATGTAGTGAATGTGCTCATGTTGTCGTCTCTGTTTTGTTGTGTTGTGCGCTCCATTATATAGACACAAGCAAACCTGTCTAATATCAATGTGATCTATAAACTCTTTTTGTTATGCTTTATTGATGGTTGCAATGGGTTCTGGAGTATGCTAGAGACTCTAAAGGGTACTTTAGAGACTCACACTTTCCACACTTTGTCAACAGTTTTTCTCAAGTTTTTCTCAAGTTTTCTTTTGACTTCTCAAGCAAACTGTGGTAGCGACATCCCCAAGGCCAACCATAGAATGCTTTAGAATGCAAGTGAATTATTCTCATGTTGTCTTGAGTATTTTTCACTTGACAAACTCAAGGCACTGGGGTAAACTTGAGGGACGGGGGAGGGCTGACGCTGTGTGTTATTATTATAGTACCTGCTTATATACAAAATAAGCCAAAATTAGGTCAAATTGACCAATAGTCCCCTCTAGTAACCTCTTGTATCCTAAAGAAAACTACAATTTACTAAAAACACACTAAAAGGACACCCTTATAACTAAATAATCTAAAATAATGCTTGACTTTTAGACAAAAGTATGCTATAATCAAAAAGTATTCTTAGGAACTAAGGTAAATACTTTATGGATCAACCTAAAAGAAAAAGAGGTAGGCCAAAGAAAGGAGAAGTAGTCGCTAAAACCGCTGGAAACAGAGGTAAAGTTGGGCGTCCTAAAGGTGACGCTAGTATTATTAATGAATATAAAGCTAGAATGCTTGCTTCACCTAAATCTAACAAGGTTCTGGATAGTATCTTTAATGCTGCTTTAGATGATGAACATAAAAATCAAGCAGCAGCATGGAAACTTGTCATGGACAGGATGCTGCCATTGAGTTATTTTGAAAAGGATTCTGCTAATGGTAGACAGTCTGTGTCAATTACTATCTCAGGTGTTGGGCAAGTCGCCACAAGTATCTCTGACCCAAGTGAAGACAATGCAATCGAAGGGGAATTCACAGAAAGTGGAATATAAATACTTTAAGATAGAAGACTTTGATTGTGAAGAAACTGGTGAGAATAAGATAGACCCTGAGTTTGTCAGGAAACTGGATGAGCTAAGGGAAGCCTGTGGTTTTCCATTTGTAATCACCAGTGGATATAGGTCGCCTAAGCACTCCATAGAATCTGCGAAGGCTAGACCGGGAACACATAGTCAGGGAATAGCTGCTGACATTAGAGTCAATGGTGGCGCTCAGCGTCATAAGATTATTAAGGCTGCTATGATTATGGGATTTAACGGTATAGGTGTCGCTAAGACATTTGTGCATGTGGACACTAGAGACTCTGAGTCTGTTGTGTGGTCATATTAATGTGTTATGGGTTATGGGAACTTTAAGGGTTTATGACTGACCTAAACATAGAACTGATCCCTTGGCAACAAGATGTATGGGTAGACGAAGCTAGGTTTCAGGTTGTTGTCGCTGGCAGACGTACAGGCAAGTCGAGACTAGCGGCTTGGAAACTTATTATCAGGGCATTAGAGTCCGGTAAAGGGCATGTCTTCTATGTTGCACCCACGCAGGGACAAGCTAGAGACATCATGTGGCAGACACTGCTTGAGCTAGGAGCGCCAGTAGTAGTCTCAAGCCACATTAACAATTTACAGATTAAGCTAATCAACGGTGCCACTATATCGTTGAAAGGCGCAGACAGACCAGAGACTATGCGTGGTGTGTCTTTGAAGTATGTAGTTTTGGACGAATACGCAGACATGAAGCCTGAAGTATTTGAGCAGATTCTTAGGCCAGCCTTAGCTGACCAAAAGGGAGATGCGTTGTTCATAGGTACACCAATGGGGCGCAATCACTTTTATGAGTTGTACCAGTACGCTTTATTAGGTGATGACCCATTGTACAAAGCATGGCACTTTACAAGCTATGACAATCCTCTAATAGACCCAGAGGAGATTAAAGTAGCTGAAAAGAGTATGTCGAGCTATTCGTTTAGACAGGAGTTTTTGGCGTCCTTTGAAGCCATAGGCTCTGAGATGTTTAAGGAGGAATGGGTTAAGTTCGGTGAGTCTCCAGATGAAGGTGACTACTACGTAGCTATTGACTTAGCTGGTTTTGAGGAAGTTAATAAACAGCGTACTAAGAACGCTCAATTAGACGAGACAGCCATAGTAGTAACTAGGGTCAACGACAACGGACATTGGCATGTGGAAAACATAATACATGGACGTTGGGAATTAGGTGACACAGCCAGAAAGATCTTTGAGGTTGTCAGAGACTACAGGCCAGTTGGAATAGGTATAGAGAAGGGTATCGCTAGACAGGCTGTTATGTCCCCGTTAACGGACATGATGAAACGATACGGCATGTTCTTTAGGGTAGATGAGTTGACCCACGGGAACAAAAAGAAGACCGATAGGGTCATGTGGGCGCTACAGGGCAGGTTTGAAAATGGGTTTATAACCCTAAGCAAAGGAGCATGGAACAGTAGGTTTCTCGATCAGTTGTTTCAATTTCCTGACAAACTGACACATGATGACCTTGTAGACGCATTAGCTTACATAGACCAGTTGGCTAAGGTAGCGTATACATACGATTTTGAAATAGATGACCATGAGGTGTTGGACGAACTTACGGGGTACTAA